CAGTTCCCCTACGCTACTACGCTGCTCACACCGGACGGTGGGGTGGTGATGACAAGCTGAATCTACAAAACCTACCTAGACAATCCAAGCTCAAGAACGCAATCATAGCCCCTGAGAAGATGGTGATGATTGACTCTGACTCATCGCAGATCGAAGCGCGGACTCTAGCGTGGTTGGCGGGGCAGGATGATCTAGTCGAAGCATTTGAGAATGGCGACGATGTGTATAAGAAGATGGCTTCAGCTATCTATAACAAAGACGAAGCTGATGTTACTAAAGATGAAAGATTTGTCGGAAAGACAACTATTCTTGGCGCAGGTTACGGCATGGGTGCGGCTAAGTTTCAGGCGCAATTAAAGAACTTCAACGTGCTGACAGAGTTGGACGAGTGCAAGCGCATTATCGACGTATACCGATCGACGTATCCACAGATCACAGCGTTCTGGAAAGCAGCAGGTAAAGCCTTAAACAGCATACGTGATGATCAGATCACCTATCTGGGGCGGGACGATATTCTGATGGTCGAAGGTAAAAAAGGCATTAAGTTACCTAACGGTATGTACCTGAAATATCCGAACGTACGCTCGCTACAAAAAGAAGACGGCACGTCGGAAATGGTGTACGATACAAAGAGGGGTAAAGCAACCATACCGAATAGGATATACGGCGGTAAGGTCACAGAGAACGTGTGTCAAGCCCTAGCAAGGATAGTCATAGGGAATCAAATGCTACTCATAGCTAAGAAGTACAAGGTGGTTATGACAGTGCATGATGCTATTGCTTGCGTAGTACCAGAACAGGAAGCAGCTACAGCAGTCGAGTTTGTTGAGATGTGTATGCGCATACGACCAGACTGGGCATTAGAGTTGCCGCTGAATTGTGAATCAGGGCATGGTAAATCATACGGAGCATGTTGATGTCGATAGCTTGGTCTTACAGCAGTATTAAAACTTTTGATCAGTGCCCTAAAAAGTACTACCACTTAAAGATAGCGAAAGATGTTAAAGACTCGGACACGACTGCAACGGTCTATGGCAAGGAGCTTCATAGTGCTGCGGAGTTTTACATACGTGACGGCACGGAGATACCCGCTAAGTTCAGCTTTATTAGAGATACGCTTGAGGCGCTACGAAAGATTGAAGGTGAGAAACACTGTGAGATCAAATTGGGCGTGGCGAAGAAGGATGGCAAATATGTACCGTGCGAGTTCTTTGACAAAGACGTATGGTGGCGTGGCATAGCTGACTTACTCATCGTGCAAGGTGATAAAGGTTTCTTGGTTGATTACAAGACAAGTAAGAACGCTAAGTATGCGGACACTAAGCAATTAGATTTACTTGCAGGTGCGGTGTTCTTGCACTACCCACAGTTAAAAACAATTAAGTCTGCTTTGTTGTTTGTAGTTAGCAACGAAGTGGTACAAAAAGAACATGAAGCAATGTTTGCTACAGCTTACATGTCAACGATGCATCCCGAGCTAACCCGCCTTGACGCAGCTATGGCTAACAACGTATGGAATCCTAACTCAGGACCACTATGTAAGTTCTGCCCTGTAGTCGAGTGCCCACACAACAGGAAGTAATATGACACCTGAAGAATTTGAATTGCATAACCATGCATTTGCATACAGGAACAAAGATGTTATAGGGTTAGAAGCAGAACTGCAAATTGGGCATCCATGTGAAAAGACTGATTCTTTAACGGTACTTACTTTACGTACGAATAATATCAGTGGGTATAACATGGCAGTTACAGTACAAGGTGACTATGATAGCCAATGGTCTGAACCTATAGATGTTGGCGCTATATCAATAACAGTACGTGGTGACTACGAACGACAAATACTAATTGCGTTCCTACAAAAAGTAGGACTACTAACAATACCGGTATTCGGTAAATATGAAACAGGACCTTTTGAAAGTGACTAATCATGCCATACGTGAACAAACCAAGACCGTATAAAAAAGAATACCAGCAACAGAAAGAACGTGGCGAGTTGCCTGATCGCATGGAGCGCCAACGTGCACGTGAAGCAATAGACAAGAAGAGCGCAGATAAGAACGGCAATAAGATTGCTGATATTAGAGAAGGTAAAGACGTTGCGCATGTTAAAGCATTGTCTAAAGGTGGCTCTAATAAGAACGGTGTACGTATCGAAGCACCGTCAGCTAACCGTTCGTTCAAGCGTGGGTCAAACCACAAAGTAGTATCCGAAACAAGTACGAAAGAACGTAAGAAAAAATAATGCAAATCGTAGATAACAAGTTACTAGTTGTACGCACACGTCGACCACACCTAGTAACGGAGAAAATAAAAAGGAGCAAAGTAGTGCAAGTCTTAGTTGATGGATTGCATGATGTCGCCGTATTCTGGGGGCTAAAAGAAGCGCAAGAGCTAGCTACTCTTAAAATTAAAAACGTACCTTCTACAATTACTCGTGACTATGATTGGCCCGGTCGTCATAGACCGTTTGCACATCAGAAAGAAACAGCAGCGTTCTTAACGTTACGCAAGAAAGCATTTTGTTTTAACGAGCAAGGTACAGGTAAGACTGCCGCAGTTATATGGGCAGCTGATTATCTTATGAAGCTAGGTCTAGTGCGTCGTGTACTTATCATAGCTCCATTATCTATTATGAAGTCTGCATGGCAAAATGATTTGTTTACGTTCGCTGTGCATCGTAGCTGTGACATTGCTTATGGCAAACGTGAAGCACGTAAAGCTGTGATCAATGGTGAAGCTGAGTTCGTGATCATTAACTTTGATGGCTTAGAGATTGTTAAAGATGATCTTATAGCTGATGGTAGGTTTGATCTGATCGTAGCTGATGAAGCATCTGCATACAAGAACATGCAGACTAACAGATGGAAAACACTTAAGTCTGTTGTTACTCCCGACACATGGCTATGGATGTTGACTGGTACTCCTGCTGCACAGTCACCAGTAGATGCGTATGGTCTAGCTAAGTTAGTTAACCCTGATGGTGTGCCTAAGTTCTTTGGTCAGTTCCGTGACAAGGTTATGGAAAAGGTAGGTCAGTTCAGATGGATACCACGCCCGAACGCTGAACTAACTGTGCATAACGCACTACAACCAGCTATACGCTTTGAGAAGTCGCAGTGTCTAGACCTACCGGAGTTAACATTCCTAGAGCGTGAAGCACCACTAACACCACAACAGAAGTCGTACTATGCAACGTTAAAGAAGCTAATGCGTATGGAAGCAGCAGGTGAAGAAGTTACGTCAGTCAACGCTGCGGTACAACTTAACAAACTACTACAGATTTCTGGTGGCGCAGTGTATTCGGATACTAAAGAAGTTATTGAGTTCGATGTCTCAAACCGTCTCAACGTGGTGCAAGAAGTAATAGAGGAAGCAAGCCATAAAGTTTTAGTGTTCGTTCCGTTTTCACATACGATAGATTTACTCCAAGAACATCTTAAGAAGTCTGGTATCAATACTGACATCATAAGCGGTAAAGTACCAGTCAATAGACGTAACGATATTATTAAAAGCTTTCAAGAACAACAAGACCCACGAGTGTTAATCATTCAACCACAAGCTGCATCACATGGCTTGACGTTGACAGCCGCAGATACAATAATATGGTACGCACCTGTCACTTCAGTAGAAACATATCTACAAGCTAATGCACGTATCAATAGACCGGGACAAAAACATCCTATGACTATTGTGCATATTAAGGGTAGCGAAGTAGAAGCAAGAATGTATAGCATGTTGCGTAACAACATTAAAAATCATAATCGAATCATCGAACTCTATAAACAAGAATTATCGGAATAGTGAATTACATTGTAATAGAATAGTGTAGAATAAAAAGTCAAACACGCCAGAGAGTTAGGATGTTGTATTTGTTTACCGCATCATGCAGCGATGGGAATCTTGCCCTAGCTCTCTGACTTGTTTGACTAGCCCAGCGGAAGGTGGCTAATAACATCCGCAGTGGGGGCAGGGTTTCCTTGTTACTGACTTACCCTTTACTCTGTGACCTCACACATAACTATAGAAGGAGCTAAGTATGGATGTAACTGATTACCCAGCAGATAAGCTGGTTGAAATATACGTCAAACTCCGTGACAAAAGAGCAGCACTCAAAGCTAAATTCGAAGAAGAAGATTCCTCGCTCTCAGAGCAAATGGACATCCTTTCAAAAGAAATGCTAGAGATATGCAAAGAGAACGGAGCTGACAGCATTAAAACTTCTGCAGGAACCATCATGCGTAGTGTAGCTACACGCTACTGGACAAATGACTGGGATAGCTTTTACAACTTTGTAAGAGACAACGATGCGCTAGGTGTATTTGAAAAGCGTATTCATCAAGGTAACATGAAGCAATTTCTAGAAGAACACCCCGAATCATTCCCACCCGGTATGCTCGTGGATAGCCAATATAAAATAATCGTAAGGAGAAGCAAATGAGCGAAGTCTCAATATTTAAAGGCCGTGATGTAGCAGTAGCAGGTAAGAAAGCACCTAGTGCTTTAACACAGTCGTTGATGAAGTCTGTATCAAAGACTCCACGTATCTCTCCACGTAACGGTATGTTCAAACGTATCGTAGGTGGTGATGATGTAGGTAAGTTGAAGTCACCATTACGTGTTGTGTTAGTTGGTGTAGCACCGCAAGTACAACGTACGTTCTATATCAAATCGTATGATCCTAATGCAGAGCCAACTGCACCAGACTGTTGGACTAACGATGGTCAAAAGCCTGACGCTAGCATCAAAGCACCACAAGGTAAGAACTGTGAGACATGCCCACAGAACATAAAAGGT